TTGAGGTCTTGGATGTGGGCGATAACGTAGTCACTCGGCATGGAGTACGCAAAGTCCGCTCTATCATGTCTCGTCCCGCAAATGTTGGCCGTGTGCGTTTTTCAAACGGCGCAGAATTGATTGGAACTGGCGAACATCCAGTGTTAACATCTTATGGATGGACGAGACTCGACAGCCTATCAATTGGCAGTTACGCAGCAACGGCTACATTGGCGCTTATATCGGAGCAGTCGGAAAGCGCGGCAAGCGCGCGAACGTGTACCAGCATCGCTGGGTCTGGGAACAGGCGAACGGACCCATCCCGCCACGCCACAAGATTCACCACCGCGATAGGGTTAAAACTCACAACGAGCTGGATAATCTTGAATGCGTTACGCACAAGAAACATAAACGCATCCATGCTGTCGAGCACATTGGTGAGTCCAACCCAAGCCGTAAGCGGTACAGGGTTTCTTGTTCCGTGTGCGGCAAGCGGATGGTCATCAAACGCAAGGTTCAACTTCCCAAGTGCACCACGTGCCATCGCAAGCTCGCGGACGAGAAACGCAAAGTTGAGAAGATTTGCGCATACTGCGGTTCGATCTTCAGCAGTCGAAGAGGGAACTATTGCAGCCAGCGTTGTGTCAACCTGGGAGGACGCTGGAAAACAAACCGTCTACAATCTGTCGGTTGAAGGTGAGCAGGAGTACATTGCCAACGGCGTCATAGTCCACAACTGTGAGGAACCCGCCTCTTGGCAATACGATCAGGACTCCTGGGACCAGGCGATGTTCGGACTACGCCTCGGGCGTAAACCGCAGACCGTCGCCACCACCACGCCGCGGCCAACCAAGCTCATTCGTGCGCTCATCGGCGATTCAACTGTCCACGTCACGCGCGGTACCACCTATGCCAATCGAGCGAACCTGGCATCGACGTTTTACAGCAAGATCATCAAGAAGTACGAGGGCACCAGGCTCGGACGACAGGAGCTCATGGCCGAGGTCCTCGACGATAACCCGGGTGCCCTTTGGAAGCTGGCCGACATCGACGCTTCCCGAATCGCCAAGGTCCCAGAGCTGCTGCGCATCGTTGTCGCGATCGATCCGGCGGTTACTAGCAATGAGAATTCAGACGAAACCGGATTGATCGTTGCCGGACAGTTTGCGGATGACCCTGACCAGTTCTGTGTCCTTGAGGATGCCTCGGGGGTTTACACTCCGGACGGCTGGGCCAAAAAAGCCGTGATCCTTTACCACCACTGGCAAGCTGATCGGATTGTTGGTGAGGTCAATAACGGCGGAGACATGATCGAAGCTGTTATTCGCCACCAAGATGCGAATGTTTCGTACAAGAGCGTACACGCGAGCCGCGGCAAGTCGATCAGAGCGGAGCCGATCGCCGCTCTCTACGAGCAGCGTCGAGTGCACCACTTGGGTACCCTCGGACTCCTCGAAGACCAGCTCACTAACTGGAATCCTCAGACCGATGATGACTCTCCGGACAGGCTCGATGCTGACGTGTGGGCACTGACGGAGCTAGCCGGTGGGTGGGAAGGCTGGTCTGGGCTCTTGCGGCACTATCAGAACACCGGGTCGGAAGCCGCGGCGTCCGTACAGTCGACAGAGCAGGAAGTGAAGGCTGATGGCGTCAGGCCATCGCCGGTTAAGGAGCAGGCCAACACTCCGTCGGCTCTCAAAGCGTACCAGGCTGCGATGGCGAAGATGACGCCAGTTGAGCTTTGCGCGAAGTGCGGGAAGCCGTTGGGCAATGAGATCGTGACCGATGGCGTGAACAGCCTCCATCCGGAGTGTAATAAGCCAGCCTGGAGCAATTGATAGCAGGGGTAAATAGCATGCCGTTAGACGACGAAAACGAACGCGATCCGTTTTACGGTGAGCCGTTGATGAAGCTGCCCGAAGGCGGAGCTCGCTCGCCGCTCAACCCCGGCGCGGCTATTGTGCAATCCCCTCGCGCTCATGGACGGTCCCGCGGCAACTACAATCTCCCTGGAAATTATCGTGGCTCGCGTGGTCTGCTGATTGGCGACACCGACAAACCCGGCATGTACGACCGTGAGCAGCCGCCTGACTTCGTTGGTGACGTCGACCTCGACAACTGGTTCTCTCCCGGACAGCCGGTCACACCGTTTGGTCCTCCCTACGTCAATTACCCGCGCACCTGGGATTATCCGACATTCATCAACGTCGCGATTTTCCCGCAGCGCCTCAATCTCTACTCACTGCTTCGTGGCCTGGCCAGAGGGTCGGGGGTAATCACGCTCGAGATGGAAGGTCGCATCGACGAGCTGGTGGCGCTGCCTTGGAAGTTCGCGCTCAAGAATCCGCCAAAGGGAAAGAAGTCGGAAGACGATCCGCGCGTCAAAGAGCTGACGCAGTTCTTCCTCAAGCCTGATCGGAAGATCCCCTACGCAATGTGGATGCGGATGATCTTCCGCGATCGCTACACGATCGACGCGGCCAGCGCCTTTATCTGGAAAAATAGGCTCCAGAACAAGCCTTACGCCATCATCGCGCTAGACGGCGCCACGGTAAAGCCGCTCGTCGATGACTACGGACGAATCCCTGACTTCCCGCAGCCCGCTTACCAGCAAATTGTCAAAGGGCTGCCAATGGACAATTACCACGAGCGCGAACTGCTCTACATGCCGGCGCGTCCGCGTACCGACTGCCCGATCTTCGGATTCAGCGAAGTCGAGCAGATCATGATGGAGGCTACGCAGGTCGTTCGCAAGGGCCTGTACATGCTGAACTTCTGGAAAGAGGGAAATGTTCCGGACGTAATGTTTGGCGTCCCCGAAGGCTGGACCCCGGAGCAGATAGCGATCTGGCAGGCGACGTTCGATGCCATTCTCTCTGGGAATCTCAAGCTTAAATCAAAGATCCGCTTTATCCCCAGCGGCATGCAGCCATTCGAAATGAAGGGTTCCGCCGGCGAGCTGCTGAAGTCTACCTATGACGAGTGGATGACTCGCATCGTCTGTCGAGCCTTCCGCACGTTGCCCAAGCCATACATCCAGGAGCCCGCATCGCGCTCCTCGGTCGAGTCTGAGAAGCAGCAGATTCAGCAGCAGGGTATCGAAGTCGAGATGGTCTGGTGGAAGTCCTTCATGGACGCTCTTGTTCAGATGGGCTGGGGCTGGGACGATCTAGAGCTGGTCTGGAATCAGGACGAAGAAGTCGATATCGTCAACCAGCAGACCGTGCTCACTGGCTACGTGAAAACAGCACAGCTCACGCTCAACGAAAGTCGAGAGCGACAGGGACTTGATCCGGTCGAGGGTGGCGACGTGCCGATGGTGTACACCTCAGGCGGAGCAATTCCATTCAAGGTATTGGCGGCGCAAACCGAGATGCCGCAAGCTGGCGGAGCAGGCGCCAAGGGCGATGAGGACGGCAAGAGCAGCGCAAATGCTTCAGGGGAAACGGAGGCGGGGAAAGCGGCCGGTGTCCCTTTTGGAAAGCGCGGAAAAGCCTGGAGCAAATATTAGCCGCCTATCTCAAGCGCAAGGGACACGAGATTGCCGCTCTGTTCGATACCGAGAAGATTGCTAAGGCCGATAAGCCGATCTCCAAGGAGCAACTTCAGGAGTTGCTCAAGTACAAAGTCGATGATTGGGACGACCTGATCCCAGAGGTAACGCCATTGCTTGAGGCTGTGGCGACCGAGGGAGCCGAGAAATATCTGTTGCGCTTCGGGATCACCGGAGCAAAAAACAAGACGCTCTGGACAAAGGTTCTGGACCAGGCGTCCGAGATGGCGCGGACGCGCAGCGCTGAGTTGGTTGGCAAAAGGATTCTCGCGAATGGTAAGATCGTCGACAATCCAGACGCCAAATGGGCCATCACCGATACCACTCGCAATGATCTCTGTGAGTTGGCGTCGAGTGCGGTCGACAAGGGATGGACGGTGAACCAGCTCCAACATGAGATCGTCGGCCATGAGAGCTTTTCACCGGCGCGCGCATTGACGATATCCCGAACCGAGAAAGCGTTTGCCTCTAGCCGCGGAGAGAAGCTGGCCGCCAAAGGCGTGGGCATGAAATGGAAAGAACTCATCCCCGCCGAAAACGATTGCGACGAATGTCAGGAATGTGCAGACGAGGGGCGGATTCTAATCGATCAGGACTTCGTTTCGGGGGACGATGCCCCTCCAATTCATCCCTCTTGCCGATGTAGTTGCGGATATTACGAAACGGAAGATGGAGACTAAGTGAGCGAGTACCGTGAAATTAGGTTGACTCAAGGACAAGTGACCATTGTCGATGCGGCTGACTTCGATTGGCTTAATCAGTGGAAATGGTTTGCGCGCTGGTCTCCGGGAATGCAGAGCTTTTATGCTACACGCAATCTTCCTCGCGTGAATGGGAAACAAAGACATGTTGATATGCACCGCGTCATTCTTGGTCTTGGCTTTGGCGACCCAAGGGAGGGCGACCACCGTGATCCTTTGAAGACGCTCGATAATCGACGCTCCAATCTTCGCATCGCCACGTCGGTACAGAATCAATACAACCGACGACTAAATTGCACAACCGGGACTGGGTACAAGGGCGTCGATTATGTGAAGAGAACCAGAAAATATAGGGCTCGAATTACGGTAAACGGAACAACCGTGGTCTGCGGATACGATTCAACTCCATCTGGAGCGCACGAGTTATACGTGGCGGCCGCCGAGCTCCTACATGGGGAGTTTGCGCGGGTATGAGTATGGCGACACACGCGATTGAACCGGCGATCGAGACGATGCCAACAACGGCAGAGATCATCTTGCAAGCTGCCGCTGTACTTGAGCCGATCCTGCCGCCAGAATTTTACGGTAAAATCGTGCTCATCTTCGAAAAAGGCAAGCCGTTACGACTCGTTCAGGAGACGAGTATCAAGCTGTGACTGACAAACTATTTATCGAAGTCGGCGTCGAGCTGATAGAAGTCGAAGAGGTAGGCGTTGCGGTTGCCGTCTCCGTTAACGATGACCTCAAGTCAATCCAGATTGTGGAAGTCGAGCCAGACAAGCCAGTGAAGCCATGATGATCTTATCGAAGCCCGCTGCCGAAGTGATCCGGCGCTCGCATTTCGTGTGCGTCTCCGACCTTGGAATCAATGTGCCAAACGAAGTTCAGGTCGAGGCCTCCGTGCAGCGCGAAATCGAGGCCTACCTTCAGGCCATGCGAATCCCGGTGCATGAGGCGGCGACGGCTGCTCTGGCCGCAATGATTGAGAGCGAAGGATTGCAGTCGCCAGGTGCAGTTTCGGTGCTCAATTGAGGAAACATTCAATGCCAACGAAGCCGCTACGTTGCCTCAGAATCAAGTTGTTTACCCCCGGGAACCGGTCGCACAAGACCTGCGTTGTGAAAGCAAAAGGCGGTCACCACTTCACGGACGAGGGTGAGGAAATCATTCTGAAACGCTACGCAGACGAAATTGAGAAAGCGTGGCCCTGTGATGAGTTTTCGCTGAAAGAAGTGGGCCGCGGCGAATACAACTTTGTGTGGATCGGCAAGCGTCCGATCGATGAAGCAGCGCTGCTCGTAGGCGGAATGCCACTTGGTCAGGTTGCGCAGGTGGAAGTTGGCCAGCAAGAACTTTGCTCTTGACAAGCCAGAGATGTTGGTCTTAGGGTCTGACTTGTAAGGAGTATCCGAACAACGGAGCTCGACGCCTCAGGGCAGTCGGGCTATTTTATTGCGCTCGACACCTCGAGGAGGCGGTCGGGCGTTTTTCATTGGAGCAAACGTGGACAACGATTTTCAGTTTTTCCTTCCCATCGAAAAGGTCGACAAAGAAAAACATATAGTCTGCGGCTATGCCTCCACTCCCACCAAAGATTTGCAAGGCGAAGTCGTCACCCTGGATGCCATCAAGGCTGCACTGCCCGATTACATGAAATGGGCAAACATCAGGGAAATGCACACCAACTCGGCTGTCGGCGTCGCCAAAGAGGCCAGTGTCGACAGCAAGGGGCTGTATATCACGGCCAAGATCGTGGACGGAGACGCCTGGAAAAAATGCCAAGAGGGCGTCTATAAGGGTTTCTCGATCGGCGGAAGCAAGCTCTCCAAAGTGGGCGACACAGTTGAAAAGCTCCAGCTCCGAGAAGTCAGCCTGGTCGATCGCCCCGCGAACCCTGATTGCCGTATTGACGTGTGCAAGGTCGCAGATGGTTGGAGCCCGAGCCCGGACGTGATAGACGATCCAACCGAAAGCATCCTGGAAAAGTTCGCTACGCGATTGCTTGCGAAATTCCAGAGTGTGTTCGCCCCACTCCCCGATCCTGACCTGATGAGCGCCGCGGACCTCTCGGAACTCGACCGGAAGATGGCTGAGGTCGACTTCGAGAAGCGCGAATTCAGTGCCAAAGAGCGCAAACACCTCGCCAGTACTGGAGCCGCCATGGCGGATGGCTCCTTCCCGATCGCAAACGAGAAAGACCTCAAGAACGCCATTCAAGCTCATGGCCGCGCCTCTGACCCGGACAAGGCGAAGGCGCACATCGTTGCACGCGCAAAGTCTTTGAAGTTAACCCACCTTCTGCCAGCCGATTGGCCGGGCAGCACGAAACAGGAGAAAAGCGAAATGACTCCAGAAGAAATGGATCTCCAGAAACGGCACTCGGCTGTCCACAAAGCGGCCATCGCGAAGGCGAAGGGCCACTTGGCAAAGGCAATTGAGTGTCACGGCAAAGCCTGCGAGGCAGTCAGCGAGCTGCACAAGTGCTTTGGCAAGTCCGCTGGCTCTTCCACCGAAGAGCACGGTAAGCACCTGAGGGCGCTCGCCGGCCACCTGGAAAAAATGGGCGATCATCACGAGCTGGCCATGCACAGCCTGACGAAAGCCGCCGGAGAAGCTGGTGAAGCTCCCGAGAACAGAGACGGCGGCAAGGTTGGCGATGAAGTAGCCGCTGCCGTTCACGAACTGGCACAGTCGCACCTGACCGAAGGCGCCGTCGAGGGCTCGACCCATCGGGGTGCTGGCGACTCACCGTACTCCGCGGCAGCTATCGCGGAGATGGTCAAAACGGCCGTCACCGAAGCGACCAAGGATGTGTCCGAGAAGCTGACCAAGCTGACGGAAGAGAACAGCTTCATGAAGGGCCAGATGTCGGTCCTCGAGAAGCAGCCGTCTGGTGGCCCGCGTCCGCGCGTATTCAGCGGCATGGAAGCCACCGGCCTAGCGTCGGTGCTCAGCCCTGACCCGAAGGCGCAAGCCAACGAGGCGATCAAGAAGGCGTACCACTCGATCGATCCAAACGATCCGGACGCCACCACGCAGGCGATTTCCAAGATCATTGGAACGCAGGCAGCCAATCCCAGAGCTTTCGGGAAGAGCTTTAACGATCCCGATTATCACGGCAACGTGGGCAAATAAGCGAACGCAGGTTCGCAGCAAAAGAGAAACGAACCCGGTGATCCCGGAGGGAAAAAGCGATGAACGAAATTGAGAAGCTGCTCGAAAACAAAGCCTACATCGACTCGATTGCCCAGAAGGTTGCCCAGATCAACAAAGCTGACACCTTCGACCAGTCGACCGGTCTGGTGTGGTTCGACCTCAGCCACATCGTCCAGTTGATGTTCCCCTTCAAACAGTTGATCCCGCTGATCTCGAAGCTGCCGCGCGTCAAAGCCAACGGCGGCACCGGGCACAACTGGAAGCGCATCACGGCCATCAACGTGAACAACGTCTCCGTGGGCGTCTCCGAAGGCAACCGCGGCGGCGGCATCGCCGTCACCTTGCAGAACCAAAGCGCGAACTACAAGACGCTGGGTCTGGAAGGCAGTGCCTCGTGGGAAGCGCGTTTGGCCGCAATGAACTTGCAGCCCGACGCCTTGGGAAACACCATCCAGGCGACTCTCCGGTCAGTGATGATCGGTGAAGAGCAGACGCTGATCGGCGGCAACGCCTCAACGGTGCTCAATCAGCCGGCATTGACGGTCACGGCGGGTGCAGCGG